TTATGGTACTCGAAGGTTGGTTCAATGATGACGGCACGGTTATCTCAGGTGAGAACGTCAAGCTCGAAAAGATTGAGCAGAACATCAATGACAAGATGTTTGAGGGCTACGAGACAAGCACGCAGAACGCTATCAGAAAAGCCTTTAACGCCATACCGCAGATTTTAATAGATTACGAATCATCTACTCTCGGTGCCACCAGTGGCGAGGCGTTGAAGCAGGCTGCTACCTTCTATAACAGCATGACGACTGACGGGAGGCTAAGGATATCGCAGGTGTTTGGTGAGATATTCAAGAACTGGGTTGACCCCGCACTCCGTAATAAGGACTGGGCTATTGACGAATTAGAGTTTGACGCAGGCGGTGTACAGGGTGAAGATCCTGCCCTTGTTGCCAAACGTAACGCACAGGCTACACTTAAAGGCTCTGTCGGTGGTGTGCAAGCTCTCCTTGAACTTCAGAAGTCTGTATCTGACGGCATAACTGAAAGAAGTGCCGCAGTCGTCATCCTTGAGGAGATATACGGAGTAGATACACTCACAGCAGAGAAGATGCTCGGTACGCCAAAAGAACCCGTAACACCCGCACAGCCATGACGATACTGTGGACGCAGAATGAACAGCAGACTATCCGGCCTATCTCGGCAAACAACATTGACCGGAAGTTCAACAGGCTTGCTGAGTTGACGCAGGCCAAAGACCTCAATCCCTTGCTTGGCTATGATATGTTCCAGGATCTGATTCAGAATCCTGGTTCAACGGCCAATGCAAAGCTGCTTGCCGGGGGAACCTTTACCTCCAACGGAGTCACCTACACCTTCGACGGGCTGAAGTACGTGCTTGCAAACTTCCTTTTTGCCAATTACATCGTGGATAACCTTGAGGATACGTTCACGGGGTTTGTGACAAAGAGCAATGAGGATTCACAACCGGCCAGCTCGGGTGACAAGAAGAACCTCCGTGACCTTGCCGTAGAGACGGCGATGCAATACTGGGAGGACTGCAAGAAGTACATTGAGGCTAACAGCTCTGACTTCCCGTACTACGACTGCAAGCCGGTCAACAGACGAATGATAACATTTTAAAAACAAGAATATGAATGAACTTGGAAAACTTACAGGCGCAGGCGGTTGCCAGATAATCAACGCTGCCGGTAAATATGACGTGGCTGACGGCGAACTGATCCCCGGAGTAACCACCCTTGTGGTCGTCACCGGTGCCGCTGCTGCTATAACAGCCTTGTCAACAAAGGCCGAAGGCAAGACGGCTGTTGTCCTGCCGGACGTACATAACATCGTGGGTGAAGATTTGACCGCCCTTGCGGGACAGGCACTCACGTTTATCCACCCTATCAGCACTATCACCGTTGCCGCTAACGTCGTACTCATAGCTTACGCAGGATGAAACGGACGCTGACAGATTACATCATCTACGGGATAGTCGCCATCGGGATATTCCTGTTGGTGGTCATCGCCACAAACCGTATCCGGCAGTCACGCTCAGAGGTACCTCTCTCCCGTGCCATTGACACGGTGAACGTAGGCACCACGCCTAACGACGGAACAGGCGACCCTTTGAGGACGGCCTTCATAAAGATAAACCGGATTATCGTTATGGCCGACAGCCTTGATCTTGACAGTTTAACCAATGCCGAGGTGCAGTCGCTGAAGGATTTGGAAGACCTGACCGATGCGGTGCTGTTTCACGTGGGGGATACTACGGTGACGGCTGCTGTGGGGAAGGTGGTATTCAAGACATCAAATGCTCACTTCTACGGGTGCGTTGCAACAACAGGCGCCAAGTGGAAAATACTCGATAACTGATGAAGAGACTGCTGTGGATATTGCCCCTACTGTTACTGCTAACAACCTGTAATCAGCCTTACCGTGCTTCCCGTGCGCCCGGAAACTTATGGTACATAGCCACAGCAGCCAACGGAGGATCAGACACCGACGGGGACGGCTCGCTGGCTCATCCGTGGCTGACACTTAAACACGCATCAGACACGATTAAGGGTGTTGCCTTCGTGGGGGATACAATAGTCTTCGGGGCGGGGACTTTTACTGAAACCGCTCAATCCACCGTTGATCCCCAAGTATCCTTGTTAGGTGCTGGTGCCGATGCATCTATAATAAAGTCAGCGGTCAGCGATACTTTAATATTGTGTGTCTCTGACGATGGGACATATGGAAATCAGTCAATATCAAATCTTTATTTTGAGGGTGATAACTACACGGGAGGTTCTGCTATTGCAATTTACAATAGGAGTAATTTTAAGATACATCACTGCACGTTTAACAAGTTTGCTTACGATGCCGTGTTGTTCCGTGGTGATACAGAATGGGGGAATCCCGTCATCTGTGCCACGGGTAACGAGTTTCACGACAACATAGTCTATGACTGTGCGGGTTATTGGAGTACCTATGGAAATCTTGAGATAGGCGGGCAAAAAGACATACTGATCTACAATAACACAATCACTTCTGTTGACCGGGGCACAAATCTTTGGGGCTTCTGCATAAAGTTTGACGGGGGTGGTTATAACATGGGTGTGCAGATTTACAAAAACACCCTTATCAGCCCCGCAAAAAATGGTTCAAACTGGTCATTTGCAATAGAGCTATTTGATTCACGTGGCGGAATAGTAGTGAGGGATAATATCATTCAGGGTACGGTTGATTTCTCCGCTAATTCAGGAGGTATAACTAATGATGCAGGGGGGTACGGTTTTGCCCTGAAAATTTACAACAACATTATAACCTATCCTGCGGGGACAAACGACTATATTGTTGGTATTGACCTTGAAAGAAGTTTTGCCGGAGGCACATACATCTACAACAACCGTGTATCCAATTTCTCGGTAGGACTTTCTACAAACGTGGCCGCGGGTGAGGCAATGCGGGATATATGGATTTACTACAACATATTCGACAACATAGGCCGCTCATCAAGCACAACAGCCTATGGTATGGAGATTTCAAACGAGGGTACAACGTTTGACAATATCAACATCCTTAACAATGTTATTGATGGCAAGAAGATAGCCACCAAGCCAAATTATGGGATAAGATTACTTTCCACACCGGGCAGTAACATCACAATCAGAAATAACATCATTAGCGGTTTTAGTCAATATGTGATTACATGGCGTACATCAACTATTGATATTCTGTCAGTTGAAAATAACAACTTCTACAACAACGGAAATAGTAACGAAATATATAGTGCAGAGGCAACCATAACAAATAGCACGGTGCAGAATAACCTTACCTCTGACCCGCTATTCCGCTCCACCTCCGACCTCCATCTTCAGTCAACGTCCCCCGCTATTAATGCCGGAACTCCCGTTGGCCTGACGACCGACTTTGCCGGACACAGGGTACCACAGCAGGACACGGTTGACATAGGGGCTTATGAGTACGGCAACTATCTATCCCGCACACCTTCGGGACATCTGCTCAGAAACGCTAACGGTAAATTTATGATATCACACTGATATGGAACACGAACACTGCCACAAAGAGGGTGATCTCGCAACAATGAAGGCCGAAGTCACAGACCTCAAAAAGATTGTCAAGGGCAACGGCCAAAAGGGACTGCAACAGATAGTCACCGAACTAAACCTGAATGTGCCGCAACTGACAAACTCAGTGGGGATATTATCCGGGCAGGTACAGGAACTTCTTGACCGGAAAGTGGCAAGCGACACAGAAAGGAATCTGAGACTATCCGCCAAGCAGAAGTTAACAGCAATAGTGTCCGGGATAATTGGGGCTGCAACGGTGATTGTGATGATTGCTGATATGATAATAAACAGATGACTAAGCCCTTCACCATAAAGGTCAATCTCGTTACCCTCGTTAAGTGGGTAAGGAAGATACTGAAGTGGCGGAGGCAACACATAATCAATCAAGGAAAAGATGTGCCTGAAAGACCTGTTTAAGAAGAAAGAGCCTGAAAAGCCTTTTGAGTACGGCGACAACTGCCTGCTGCACTTTGCTATTACCGATTATCCGGGCACAGGGTCAGACCTGCCGGGGTGTGTGCCGGACCAGGAACTGATGATTAACCATGTTGACGGGAAGATCGGCGGCGTTTCGTTCCGGTACCTTCAGGACAGCGAAGTAACACCTGCCCGTTTCGAGGCAGAGATTAGGGGCGCTTTTGCCGCTATGCCGAAAGGTCGATTGACAATAGGCTATTCCGGTCATGGTACCTACGAAAAGGACGACAGCGAACCGGACGGGGTAAGGGAAGCCCTTTATCTGTGGAATGGAAAGTTCACTGACAAACGTTTCGTGGCTCTCTGCAAAGAGAAGCCTGCCGAGTTGGAGCTTGTGTTCTTTCTCGACTGCTGCTTCTCAGAAGGCATGAGCCGGAATAACCCGTCATACAAGAAGCCGAGATTCATGATGACCGAACCATTGCCAGAGAATTTTCATGTCATCCGGCAGGCACCAAGCGAGGTTAATGACTGGCTTGTTATCTCTGCTTGTGCGGAGAATCAAACGGCTTCAGATGCCATGTTTAACGGCAAGCCGAACGGAGCCTTCACTTTCTACGCCATGAGAACACTTGAAAGGGGAATCACCTACCGGCAGTGGATGGAGCGGATATGGGAGTATTTACCCTCTGACCGCTTTGAGCAGATACCTCACATCGACGGGCCGGAGAGAATGTTTGACCAAATTGTTTTTGAAGTCTAATATAAAACTTGTACAATGAAAAGAAGTATTTACAAATCACTGAATGGAGCAGACTTTCTTAAAGGTCTGTTGATCTCTTTCCTGACCGCCCTCTTTACGGGGCTGTTGCAGCTGTTTGAGGCTGGTCCTTTCGTTATGGATTGGGCAACCTTCCAGCCTATTGTGTACGCCGCCGTTGGTGCTGCACTCTCGTACATCATCAAAAACTACTTCACGAACAGCACGGGCGACCTGCTCAAAAGGGAACTGAGATGAAAAGGCTACTTCTGATATTCGCTGTTGCCCTCGTGACGCTGACCGTCACGGCACAGCCTACTGCCAAAGGATTCTTTC